ACGTGCGTACATCACGGCTCTTTTGCGCCGCGGCGAGAAATTTAATGCCATTCCACGTATTGCGCTGTCCACGATCCACGGATCTAAAGGAGGTGAAGCAGACAATGTTGTGCTATACACCGACTTGTCTCCCGCAGCGCAAAAAGCTTCAGAGGCAGCACCTGATGATTTACACCGAGTGTTTTATGTAGGGGTCACTCGTACTAAACAAAACCTTTATTTAATTGAACCTGAAGATATGAACCGGAGTTATTGGATATGACACTCGTACATTTAATGGAAAAAAGCCTAGTTTGTCCAACTTGTGGCGAACACAACACCCTGCACCATGAAGAAATAACTGTATATGCGCGGGAAGACGACGACGATGTGGTGCAGGTGGTTGAAGTAAACCCATTCAACGGGGATACAAAAACGGTTACCGCGAATAACGGGCAAACAAATAACCCCTCTCTTCGCCGTAATGCTTTGAGCCTCATCCTGAGTTGTGAAACCTGTCCTGTAGGGGAAAAGGTTCACACTTTGCATATTGCTCAGCATAAAGGAGCTACTTTGCTGTGGTGGGCTAAATGAAACGCGAAGAAATTCTTAATAAGGCAGAGAGCCTAGTCAACGGCCCACGGGCCAAAGCCTACGGTGATGCCCATGAAAACCACGAGCGCATAGCCAAGATGTGGTCTGTGCTTCTGGACAAAGAGGTTTCTGTCTCGCAAGTCTACCAGTGTATGGTGGCAGTCAAACTGGCGCGGCTCATTGTAACCCCAGAACATGAAGATAGCTGGGTAGATGTTTGCGGCTACGGCGCACTGGGTGGAGAGGACTAATGGTTCGCTTCATCCCGACACAACATTTGGAAGAGTACCTAGCCCAAGGCTCGGTGCTTATTAAATGTGGCAAGGAAATGGCCACAGTAAGGAAAGATTGATGGCACTACAGATGACCATGTTCGGCCCCAAGAGTGAATGGGTGCCACCCGCAGAACTGCCAGACATCTTTGAGGCAAAGCAAATCGCTATCGACGTTGAAACACGCGACCCAAACATCAAAGTTAACGGGCCGGGATGGCCCACTGGAGACGGGGAGGTTGTGGGCTATGCAATAGCTGTTGCCGACTGGGCCGGATATATCCCTATCCGCCACCTTGGTGGCGGTAACTTAGATGAGCGCATTGTCAATAAGTGGCTCAAAAAAGTTTTTGAGTGCCCCGGTGACAAGATTATGCACAACGCTCAATACGACGCCGGTTGGATACGTCGTATGGGGTTCAAGATAAACGGGCGCATCATCGACACCATGCTGGTAGCCGCTCTGTTAGATGAAAACCGATTCAGCTACAGTTTGAATGCGCTTTGCTACGATTTGCTGGGCAAAATTAAAACCGAAAAGACTTTGCAGGAAGCCGCTCGTGAGTTCGGCCTCGACCCTAAAGCTGAGATGTGGAAGATGCCTGCGATGTATGTCGGCCCGTATGCTCAAAATGACGCAGAAATAACCCTAGATTTATGGAATTATTTATCCACACAATTAACCAAAGAAGACCTTTGGCATATCGCGGACCTTGAATTAAAGCTTTTGCCCTGCTTGATCGACATGACATGGCGCGGCGTCCGTATTGATCAAAACCGTGTCGAGCGCACTCGTAACATGCTTCTTAAAAGAGAAAAAGACATTGTTAAACAAATAAAGTCTGTGGCCGGTATGGACGTAGAGCTTTGGGCGGCCGCTTCAATTTCTAAAGCTTTTGATAAGTTAAGCATTTCCTACCCAAAAACTGAAAAGGGCGCACCATCCTTTACAAAGTCTTTCCTGACGGATCACCCGCATGAACTGGCACAACTAATCGTGCAGGCCCGAAACCTAAACAAGACTAGCGGAACCTTCATCAACACAATTATGAAGCACTGCCGGACAGACGGGCGCATCCACGGGCACATCAACCAGATTAGGTCAGACGACGGCGGCACGGTTTCGGGGCGCATTTCAATGTCCAACCCAAACCTACAGCAAATCCCCGCCCGCGACCCTGAACTGGGGCCGATGATCCGTAGCTTGTTCCTGCCAGAAGAGGGCGAGCAATGGGCGGCTATTGATTTCTCGCAGCAAGAACCGCGCATCTTGGTGCATTATGCACACCTATTTAACAAACACCGCGGCGGCGCAATGCGGGGCGTGGAGGAATTTGTAAATGCTTATAGACACGATCCTGATATGGATTTTCATACGATGGTTGCAGAAATGGCGTCGATCAATCGCAAACAGGCGAAGACGATTAACCTAGGCATGATGTACGGGATGGGCGTTAACAAACTTTCTGAGCAACTGGACATTGACGTAGATGACGCCAAGAGTCTGGTTAAGCAGTACCATGATCGCGTCCCGTTCGTTAAGGGCTTGATGAACGGTGTTCAGGCACGTTTGAACGACAAAACAAGTGGAGGCTCTGTGCGGTCTTTATTGGGGCGTAAATGCCGCTTTGATCTGTGGGAGCCAGACACTTTTGCCATGAACAAAGCTCTTCCGTACCAAAAAGCCATTGACGAATACGGCGAGACAACGAGGCTTAAACGGGCATATACCTACAAAGCCCTAAACAGGCTTATTCAGGCGTCCGCCGCAGACATGACTAAGCAGTCTATGGTCAATATGTATGAGCAAGGACACATCCCGCTGATTCAAATCCACGATGAAATAGCTATCTCAGTACCAGACCGTGCGGCAGCAGAAAATATTGCCAACATTATGGAAAATGCTGTACCATTGGAAATACCAAGTAAATGCGACATAGAGATCGGCCCAAGTTGGGGTGAAGCTAAGTAAGCTTTTTCATGGTGTTCCTCCCTTAAACTGGCTCCGCTTCGGCGGGGCCTTTTTTTCTTGCGTACATACCATATCTCCTATATATTCGCTTATAGAAACGCTATATATGGAGTTTTCCTTAATGGATATAACTAAATGGAAGTCTGTCTTGGTGCCAATTGAGGTATATGAGCAGATTAGAACAATCGCAAAAGCCGAAGGCCGCACAATAAGCGGGCAGCTTCGTATTATGTGGGAAGTGTATAAAGAGACCCGCGTAAAAGAACTCCAGAGCCGTTGACATATTTTTTTAGCTATGGTATGGGATAAGTAATGTTAACTCTTATACGGGAGACCAATGTGGACTATACAAAACAACTAATCACGACAATCGGGGACGTTCTTGCGGACGCTGAAGAACACGGGGTATCACCCACGCCTGCTATGAAACGGCTCGCGGCCTACGGCCTTTTGGTTGAAGCGCAAATTGATTTGCAAGAAAAACTAACCGATTTTGGACAGGGCGTTCAATTTACTCCGGACGAAGGATTGGATTTTACATTTACGCCTGAAATAAAGCGTAAAAACGGCCGAAAAAACTGTAAGCAATGTAAGACTAAGCTTACCGGCAAGCAGCGTTTATTTTGCTCCAATAAGTGCGCTAGACGGAGTTGGAAGGTAAACAACCGAGAGACCGCACGGATGCATCAAAGGAATTACCTTGAGCGGAAAAAGAACGGCCAAAAGCTTCATTTAGTAAAATGAAGCCTTGCCCAGAGTGCGGAGGCGAGGGACAATGTGAATATGAAGTCGCCGTCCCCGCACCAATGGACTGGCGGGGTGGCTGGCTTGAAGACCGTTTAATGGAATGCGAACTTTGCGGCGGGTCAGGGGAGGTTGAAGATGAAGAGACCGACGAATAGGGAATTACAGTATCCGCCCTCGATCTCTAATCAACCTTTCGGACACGCCGGTAAAATTCAAGAACTGTTAAACAATAACCAGTGCCCGCGCTGCCAAACAAACCTAAAACCTGTTGAGGTACACGGCCATGTACAATGCTCCGTGTGCCATCTTTATATCAACGAGTGTTGTCAGGGAGAGCAATGTGATATGCCCGAAGTGTCAGGGGAAAAGTAAAGTCTATAACAGTAGACCGCACGGGGATACAATCCGACGAAACCGTAAATGCCTAGAGTGTGGACATAAATATAGCACCCTAGAATATCTGCAAGAAAAGCCCGATCCGCGGCCCACGGCCCCTAAAATTAAACCCGTAAGGCCACGTAAACCAAAACATAAACCGCGGTTCACGGATCTTGATTTTGATAATATGAGCGACGAAGAACTGGAAGCAGCTATATATGACGGGCGTTTATAATAGAACTTGATCTAGGCAAAATTCCCAAGTCCGTCGTTCTAAATCATCCTTATCAAACTTTTGGGGCAGGAACCGTTTGGTTAGCTGCCCCTTTAAGCATTCAACCGGTTTAAATAACACCCGCTCGCGATCCAAAGCCACTAGCGCGACGATATCACAGTTTTCCTTAGTCAAAGGGCGTTTGTTACCGCCATATGCTAAAGAAAAATGATACCCCGACCCGTTTTTATTCCTTTTGAACTGGCTCGCCTTAACTTGGACGCGGATTAAACCGTCCTCTGTCTGCGCGATGATGTCCGTGGTGCCCATGTGTACTATCTCGCAAGCTACACCCAGTTTCATCAGGCGCACCATGCAAACTAACTCACCAATCTTCCCAGAATTGACCGCGTTGTACATATTTTAATCTTGCACATAACAATCTGGAAAAAAACATCTTTTATGCCTATTTATATGTTGCAATTCCCATACAATCGTATATAAAGGTCTTTGTAGAGCCCCCAAGCTTTACATTCCCGTAGTGAAGCCCTCAGAGTGATGCCGCTCTGGGGGTTTTCTTTTTCCTGTTGACAATATGTTGTCATTTATATTATATGGGAGATATCTTATATCATTACGGGAGATAAAAATGACTAGCAGAGTAAATGTTGACTATGTGTTAAATCGTCTAAAAAGCATTGCCGATAATAGCAAAGACCGCGCAAAAAACCTGAATGAGTTTATTCAGGAGTGCGAACACAATCTTGCGGTAGATGCCGGTAAAGAACAGGTAATAGACTATATGGCAGATGCTGAAATATTGGTGGTTACCGGCGATTACTATATTGGCGGCGTCAAACAGCCTCAAGAAATACTCGCCAGACTGCCGTTTATGTGCGGCTATAGCTTCAGTATGTATGGCGACCCCGTCGAAGACGAAGATTTGAGCGGTTTTGTTAAAACAGTTTTAACCACCTCCTCTTGTCTCCGGTCTTGTTACGAAACGTACCCAGATGTCCCTGTAGGCATTCAGGTTCGGTTTAATTTTACTCATGTCAATGTGTAAAGGAGAACTGATATGCTTGTGTACCTTGCCACAAATTCGGTAAATGGGATGCAATATGTAGGGGCAGCTATTTGCCTGAACAAAAGAAAGTCAGCGCACCTGAGTGCCGCTCGCCGCGGGCGGGGGAGCAAGAATAGTTTACAAGAGGCTATTCGCGTCTACGGCGAGGATAACTTCATTTTTTCCGTTTTAGACACAGCCAAAGACCGCAAAGATTTATCTAAAAAAGAACACCAATGGATAGATAAATTAACCACGGTTTACCCGAACGGTTACAATCTGCTGCGTGGAAACTACAGCACTGATCTAAAAAATAGCGGGAAATATGTAAGCGTTAAAGTAGAAGGCCGGACATTTCCCACCATAAATGCCGCCGCTAAACATTACGGGGTGAGTGTGTCCAGTTTTAGGAACAGGCTACAGCGCGGATGGACGCCAGAACAGGCTGTAGACTTAGTCGATCCACCCGAAGACTACCGTGAACAAAAAACTTTTGTCCCAATCACCATTGACGGCAAAACTTTCAAGTGTAGCACAGATGCCGCCAAGCATTACGGGATTGTGCTTTGCACCATGCGCCAACGATTAAACAAGGGGTTTACCCCAGAACAAGCAGTTGGCTTAGAACCAGCCCCCAAAAATCGTTTTCTACACCCCAATATGAACAACATAACGATAAAGGGCAAAACCTTTGATAGCGAACGGCAAGCCTGCCTCTATTTTAGCGAAAAAATTGGCATTAAAGCACGAACATTAAAAGCACGGTTAAAAAAAGGATGGGACTGGGACGATGTCTTATCCCCCGAAATTTCGCACCGCGCACGAGTGCCGCGCAAAAATAACAATAAATATGTAGTCGGGGACAAAGTTTATCGGACATCGGATGAATTGGGCGCGGCCTATGGGATTTCTGGAAGTTATGCACGAGTCCTTATTTATAAAAACAAAGGCAAACCCTTGAATGATATTTTCTTGAAAGGAGACAACAATGAATAAATCAGCTATAATTTTGGATAAGGCGCGGGACATGGACTGGCAAACAGCCGTCGCGCTCGTAAATACAGCCGTCGCGCTACACGCTTCACGAACCGCGGCCGAAGGCCAATATAGCCGCGAAGCGGTAGACAAATCAGCCGAAATCCAAGCGGCGTGGAAAAGGATACAGCGCGGATGAGCACCGATCTGGAAAAGGATT